AAGCGCGACAACCCGGAGCGCCGGAAGAACTTCCGCGCCAGACACAACTGCGACACGGCAACGGACAAGACGACGCCGAGGCACTGGTCCTGTAAAGCATGGTGACTTTATGAAGAAGGAATCGAAGTTTAGTAAGCTGGCTGGCCAACTCAAGAAGGAGGGCGCAGACGATCCCAAGGCACTCGCGGCATACATCGGTCGAAAGAAACTCGGTGCCAAGGAGTTCGTCCGACGCTCCGTTGCGGGTCGAAAGAAGGCCAAGGGATGATCGGATTCATCGACCGCATCCGCGCTGCTTGGCAGTTCAGCCGCCACCAGAAGTGGGTCCACCAAGGCTCATGGTCAAAGCGTGATGCCGAGGTCCTCGAATCGTTCCTGAAAGCGGAGACCGGAAAGCGATTCAAAGAGGTGCTGCTCAACACCGTACTGATGCAGAACGCATCGGCTATCACGGACAAAAACCAGTTGCAGTATTCCTGTGGTTTCGCCATGGGTCAGTCCAGTTTGGTGAAGGTCATCGAGGTGATGGCCAACGCTGAATCAATTTCGGATCAGGATACCGACCCGGATTCTGAGACGCTCAACTAGGGTCAATCTACGGTCAGTGACTCTTGCCGGTCACTGGACGAGTAATAGGCAACCATGAGTGAAGTGTTGAGTGCGGACGGTCTGCTTGCTGCCGCAAGAGACTTCGATTCTGGCGTCGATATTGACAGCCGGGAAACCGCAGAGGCTCCCACAGAGACCACTGCGCCCGAGCCAACGGAATCTCGTACAGAGAATCCTGCCAAAGCCGAGGTCACAGAGGACGCAGCGGACAAGGACGCGCAGCCCGCAGAGGCTCCACAGAAGGAGACGAAGCAGGGTGAGCAGAAGAAGGAGTCGAAGTTCGCCCAGGAGCAGGCCCGCAAGACCAAGACCTGGGAGACGATCAACGCCGAAAAGCAGGCCCTCAAGGCCGAGAAGGAAGCGTTGGCCCGCGAACGTGACGAGTGGCAGAAGCAACGGCAGCAAACCGAAGCCAAAGCCAGCGACACGTACCGGGACGAGGCAGGGTTCACCGCTGACGACTACGAGAAGGCGGCGAAGGAATTTGAAGCCGACGGCGACAAAGACCTCGCAAAAGCCGCGAGTAAGAAGGCAGCAGAGGCTCGCAAGGCCGCGGGTGAACACCAGACAAAGGTCCAGCAGGAACGGTTCAACAAGGCATGGGAGGACACCTACGTCCGACTGTCCGACAAGGAACCGGATCTGAAGGATCCCAACTCTGACCTGTACAAGTCCACCGTGGACCTGATCGGCAGGTTCCAGATCCTGAGGGCAGCGCCCGACGGTCTGGCACACGCCGTCGAGATCGTGAAACTCCAGCAATCTGCCGCTCGCTCCCAGTCTCTGGACGCGGAGAACAAGTCGCTCAAGGAACAGTTGGATAAGCTCCAGAAGAAGACCGCCATCGGGAAAGGAACGGCCACCCAACCGCTGAAGGCAGAGGAAACAGACTTTGCCAAGATGCCCATCAAGGAGCAACGGGAACGCCTCATGAAGGCTGCGCGAGAGTTTGACCGGGAATCCTGATAGCAAAGAAAGCGAGCAATACCATGCCAGTTACTACGTCAACCACGCTTACCAATCAGTTCCAGAACTACTTCAGCAAGGAACTGCTCTCCATCGTCCAGCAGGAGACCATTCTGGATCAGTTCGCCATGAAGGCGCCGATCCCGAAGAACAACGGCAACAAGGCGATCTCGATGTTCCGCTTCGGCGCCCCGAGCATCGCTGGTGTCCAGACCATCAGCACCGAAGGTACTGCCATCACGTCCGGCAACTACCGTGCGCTGGCCCTCAACAAGCTGGAGAAGAACCTCGCCCAGTACGGTCAGGTCATCGGCCTCACGGACATCCTCCGTGCGACGGACCTGTTTAACTCCCTCCAGCAGGCCACCAAGACCTCCGGTCTCGACATGGCCCTCTGGGTGGACTCCGTCATTCGCAACACGCTGATCGGCTCCAATCTGAGCACCAGCGGTACGTCCATCGGCACTGCGATTGAATCGTCGATCTCCAACGACGACGCGATCAACAACACGGCTGGTCAGAACCCCGGTGGCATCAAGGTGTACGGCAATCCCGCTACGCTGAATGTCACTGGTACTCTCACCCAGAGTTTCGCCGCACTCAACGGCGCGACCACTGCCGCCGACGCCACCATGACGGCTTCTGCGGTCCTCGACTCGATGACCCGCCTGAAGCGCAATCGCGCTCCGCTCATCAACGGCAGCTACGTCCTCGCGACTGATCCTCGCGTGGCCCGCGACCTGATGCGCGACGGCGACTGGTTGAACGCCTCCAACTACGGCAACAAGGGCCAACCCTTCTACAAGGGTGAGGTTGGCTCCATCTACGGCTGTAAGGTCGTCACCCAGACCAACTCGTTCATTTCCACCGGCTCCAACACTCCTGGTGACGAGTTCGTCTATCAGGCGAGTCCCGCTGGTGGTGGTCTCGCATCCGGCAAGGACATCATCGCCTCGTTCTTCTTCGGCAATGAGTCGTTCGGCATCCCGCACCTGACCGGCGATGATCCGCTCTCCCCGAAGATCGTGATCACCGACACGCCCGACAAGTCCGACCCGCTCAACCAGTTGGTCACTGTCGGCGTGAAGCTGTACTTCACGGCGCTGCGTCTGGCTGCCGGTAACACCTCGGCAACCAACACCAACAACCCGGTCTGGTACCTGGTGCATCGCACGAAGACCTCGACCACGCTCTAAGCGTATGAAGAAAACGGCCACCATCATGGTGATCGCCGTTGGACCGGGGGGGCATCACCGAGGTGGTGCCCCCTTTTCCCATTCCGCTTGCGGGAGCGGAGAGTCCAACGAAGATCGCGCCATGATTTCTATTCCCGTCGAGGCGCTCTCGACCGACGCAGAGGACAACAGCAATGTTGCTCCCGAGATCGGCGACGAAGTCACGCTGCCCGAGGTCAAGGCCCGCGTGAAGAAGATCGAAGAGGGCGAAGCCTACGTTGAGATCCTCTCTGTCGGTGGGATGCCCGCCGAGTACGAGAACAAGGACACCGAGAAGACCGAGATGCCCGAGGACGAGCAGTCCATGCGGAAGATGGTCGAGAAGTACGACAGCGAGATGGAGTCCTGACACCATGCCCATCTACACCTTTGAGAACGGCGGCAGGACCATTGAGCAGATCGCTCCAATGGGGACCGACTCCATCGTTATTGAGGGGAAGCGGTGGCAGCGTCAACCGATTGCACGGTTCGCTGCCACCGGCTTTGCCAGAGAATCTGAACTCAAGGACGAGGTGAAGCGGGGGTTCAGCAGGATGGAAGACCGGCAAGGCAGCCGGTTTGAAAGCACTTTCACGAAGAAACAAATCCGAAAGATCTGGGATATCTGATATGAGCGACCTGTCAAATGCGGCTATTGAACTTGGGATGGGTATCTCCGGGTTCCAGTTGGTGACTTCCACTGCGGCTCAGACCGGCAATTACTGCGCGTTGCAGGTGGTCTCCAATGCGGTGTTCACGTCGATCACGGGCGAAGGCGTAAGCGGCACCTGGTCCGCCACCACGATCCCCGCCGGCATGGTGATCGTTGGTTGCATCACCGGCTTCCAGCTTACGAGCGGATCGGTGATCGCGTACAACGGCAAGATGACCTTCTGATTCCATGCGCCTCTCGACCAGTCTACGGCTCAACGCGCAGAAGGGGTTGGTGACACCATACGATCCCGCGCTGACGCTTGACCTGCAATTCGCTGCTCGACAGGCGTATGTGGCCAACATTGGTCCGCTGCCGACGTTTACGAATGCGTCGACAACGCGGACCTTTGTTGGCAGCGATGGGTTGATCAAGACGGCGGCTACAAACGTGCCGCGCATCGACTTCGACCCGGTTACTCGTCTTTGCCGTGGGTTGCTGATTGAGGAGCAGAGGACGAATCTGACGATTAGGAGTGAGGATCTAGGAAACGCAACTTGGCAGAAAGTAGATTCAACAGCCTCAACAAATCAAGGAACAGATCCATCTGGAGTTTTAGCTGCCGACATTTTGGCTGAAACCGCAACAAATGCACGGCACTACGTCATAAATAATTCATCTGTAGTTGCGACATCTGGAACTGCATACACACAGTCAACTTTCCTTAAAAAAGGTACAGGATCGACTGCTCCAGATTGGATAATGATATCCATGCTTCCGGGTGCATTCGGTGCAACAAATGTTGCATTCAATGTATCCACAGGACAAGTGGGGGTTGTTGTTGGATCTCCAACCGTATCGGTAACTCAATTTCCAAATGGTTGGTGGCGCGTTTCGCTATCAAAAGTAGCAACATCGTCAGCAACCGTTGTGTCTCACTATATTGAGTTTACAAACAACACAAACACAACAAGTCCAGCAAGCTACCTCGGCCAAACCACCTCCGACATCTTCATCTGGGGAGCCCAGTTCGAAGCCGGTTTCTTCGCCACGTCCTACATCCCGACGACCACTGGATCACTAGTCCGCTCCGCCGACACGTGCTCCATCACCGGGGCGGCGTTTACGGGGTTTTACAACCAGACGGAGGGATCCATTGTATTCAAGGGATCGAAGCAATCAGCAAATCCATCAATTAGCACCACGTATGTAGCGTGTGATAATGCCACAGGAAACGAGCGTATTCTGTTGTATTTTGTAGGCACTGAAGTCTCTCTGGTTACAGTTGGCGGAGTTGCTCAGGCTACCGTAACGTCTGGGATCAATGTGCCAGCACTGACTCCGTTCGGAATGGCATTCAGGTACAAGCTCAATGACTTTGCTCTCAGTCTTTCTGGAGGATCGGTGGTGACCGACACGTCTGGAACAGTTCCAACCAACACGCAGATGACCATCGGAAGTAGACTGAGTTCCAGCTTCATGGGCGGCTGGATCCAATCCATCCAGTACTACAACACCATCAAGACCAACGCCCAACTCCAAGCCCTCTCAACGCCATGATCGATTACCTGCTCAAATTCGATACCCAGGAGCAGGCAGTCCAGTTCGGGCTGGATAATGGATTCGTCTCTTTCGACGAGGACGGCAACCCCGTCACCACACTCGCAACACACACCTACGCACTGGCCATCCTCGG